GATAATGACGGAAGGAAAGTGGAAATGCGATCAACTATTTGACGCTGCCGATTTAATTGATTGGGATGACGACTGGTTTACTCTGCCCGAATGAGGTCAGCCGCCATAATGACTTTAGCCATGCTCGCGGGATGCTCCTTGAAATCGCTCATCACTCCTGCGGCAACCGTCACGGGAGCGGCGGTAGGCAGCATAGGTGGGCCGGGAGGGGCTGCGTTGGGAGCGGGAGCGGCTTATGCGGGTGCGGAACTCTGGACTTTGGATGACGAGAATAAGAAACTCGTAACCGCCATCACCACGGGCGACGTGAAGGGCATAGTAGCCGCCCAAATGAAGACCCATGAGGGTAAGATCCAAGAAGTGACCAGCGGCATTTGGAGCACACTCAAGTATGCCGCATTAGTAATTTTGGGAGTTTTGCTCCTGCCACTCATTTGGACGAGGTCAAACTCCAAGAAAATCAACGCTATTTGCGAGGAAACGAAAAATGGAAAAACTGATAAAACTGTACCAAAGTCTAAGTAAGCGGGGTAAGATCCTAGCTGCCTTCGCGTGCGTCATAATAGTAATCGCAGTCGTGGAGCTATTCACGGGGTGCAGTAACTTGGGATTCACCAAGACATGGAAGTTCTAGGCGACAGAACCATCTGGGGTGGAATCGGCGGACTCGTCACCAGCATGGGGCTTGCCCAATGGAGTCACGCGGCAAGCTTGTGCGCGGCTTTGTTCACCTGCATTTTCATGTGCATACGCATCTACCAGGTCACTAGGAAGTAATGCCAAGATACGAGGAGTACGGCCCACTGGACACACCCGCCATCACCGAAGGCGACGTTGGGTTCGTTGGCATGAACTCGTACCTTGAGCCGACTTCCCTGCAACCGGGCATGGTCGCTGACTCGCAGAACATGGTGCTTGAGGGAGACACCGCGACAGTCCGCAAGGGGATAGACTTCCTTGCCGGTGGAGTCACCCTCACTTACTCCGGCACGGATATGGTATTCTGTTCAACGCTCTTCTCAGACCCTGCTACGGGCGAGGAGTTCCTCGCCGCAGCAACCAAGGACAAGGTAATCCTCTACAACGATGACAACGCCAGCGGCATCAACATAGAATACCCCGGCGGCGAGGTGGTAGCCACAGCGGACGGAGCGTCCTTCGTGCAGAACTTTGAAAAGCTGATACTCTTTCGCGGATCTTCCAAGAGACCGCTTGAATGGGACGGTGACCACGGCTCACCCACGGATTTTGTGGTAAAAACGGCAAGTGCGTCAGGTGGTGGCATCGCTTGCCCGAATACGGATTACGGAATCAGCTTCAGAAACCGGCTAATCATTCCCCAGCCCACGGACAGCGATTACACCGTATTAATGTCGGATCTCCTTGATAGTAACAACTTTACGACTGCGGACTCACAATTCAGAATTAACAAGGGCAGTGCGGATTTCCTCGTGGGATTCATACCCTATCAGGAAGACCAGTTGATAGTATTTTTCCGCAATAGTTTGCATCTCATCAACAACATCGCGACTACTTCAGCAGCCAACGTTTACGAGATCACCCGCCAGCACGGTTGCGTAGCTAGAAAGAGCATAGCGCAGTCAGGCCCACAGACCTACTTCCTCTCGGACAACGGAGTAGTAGTTCTCAGTCCCGGCGTAGACCCCGCCAAGGGATTGGGAGTGGCGATAAGTAAGGTGCAGGGCGAAACCATACCGCTCACTCGCCCCATCCAAGACCAGTTCGCAGACGTGAATTATGCTGCGGCAAACCTGGCGTGCGGCGTTGTCTTTGATAACAAATATTTCCTAGCTTGTCCTACCTTGAGCAGCGCCGTACCAAACAAGATTTTTGTCTTTGATTTGCTGTCCTCCCAGTGGAGTTCCGTAGACGATTACCCCGCCATGTTTGATAGTCTAGCGTTCCACGTGGATGACTGGGTAGTATGCTCGCACGGGAGTAATCCTACTCGCCGCAGACTCTTCGCGTGCAACGACACCGGCTGGTATCTGATGTCTGAAAACTCTACGGATGACAGCAACCGCAAAATCGGTAGCACCTCAGAGTCGGACACCACCGCCATCGCCGCCAAGCTGAAAACGAGAGACTACCTGTTCGGTGAGCAGGGCATTAAGAGTTTCAAGCGCGGTCAGTTGGGCGCAAGCTTCGTGGCTTCGGATGCATTCACCATAAAGCTCAACACCACCGATCCTGACTCCACCACCACGGTACTCAGCTACACGGGCGGAAGCACCGAAGAAGCGCTACTGCGCTTCAGCGGGGCGAGGAAGCGTGGTTACTCCGGAAGCATTGAGCTAGATGTCACAGTGGGCAGACCGTCCTTCAGGCACGTCCAATTGGAAGCGGAAGGGCAGGGGCTTAACGCACGCAGGGAGGTAGCGTAGTGGCTATCACCGCAAGCGTTACGAGGGGTTACACTTTCGCCACCGGAGTTGACGTAACCGCCGCAGCTTTAAACGAGCTTGGCGAACCCGGAGTGACCGTGGCGACTCCCATAGCAGTTGGGAACGGCGGCACGAACGCCACCACCGCAAGCGCGGCTCGCACAAACCTGGGGCTAGGAACAATCGCCACTCAAGCGAGCAATGCGGTAGCCCTCACAGGTGGCGCGATAAGTGGTACTATAATGACTTTACCCAG